TCACTCATGGCTGACCTCTGAGTTCTCCGCCTTCGCGTCTGGTGAAATTGGAGCGTCGTGGCGGAACTGACCCGCCCCCTTCCCGTTGGTGACGGGACGGCTCTCCATTGAGCCTTCCGACGCATGTTTAGGATACGGCATTTGCTTGAGCAGCAGCCGTTTTCTTGCCGCCCGTTTTATGAAGTAGAGATACCGGAATTGCCGGAGCTTGTGCGGGATTAGCTCGGCGCGTTTCTCCCGCAGCAGCCGTCCGCTTGGCGTCTCCGCTTGGCGTCCATCCGTGAGGATGGAGTTGTGATACACCTTGCCGTCATACTCCCAAAAGGTTGATGTGTGTTCCCCGCAGAAAATGAAGTTCGCGGCTTGATAGACCACGCCTTGCCGCCCGCACCGCTCATCCGCGAAGGATTGCACCCATTGGATTCGTGAGTCTTTGCGCTTGATGTAGGCCATCGCGTAGGCGATTGCCTTGCTCTCGCTATTGCGTGGGAGCGAGTCGTCCAGCCACATGCGGTTCAGTTCGAGGTATTCGTCTTGAGCCGTCTCCGCCACGACCGAGGCTTGGCTTGCCGGGTTCATCGCCGCCCCGAATTGCAGCACGCCGAGCAGGTGCGGCGCATAGACCCCAAGATGGAAGCGGGACGCGGAATAGACGGTTTTTGAGTAGTGATTTGCCCGCACGATTTCGCACGCCTTCACCCGATCCATTTCCTTGACCGCGAAAGCGTCATTTCCAAACCCGATGATTTCCGGCTCTCCCCAAAGTGAGTCTTGAAGCGAATAGACAAAAGACGGCGGAGAACCATCGGATGCAGCGAACCGCGCCCCCGCCGTCCGCTCCCACGGTGTTTGAAATTTGGTAGTCATCTTTACGCTCCACCCGCGTTGTCGGCGCGGTCGCTGATCCGGTCGTTATGCCAATAGAGCACCACGCCAGCGAACGGCAGCCCGTGCTCGAATGCGAACCACTCGAACATATCTTTTGGCGTGTTGAATCCGTCCGCTCTCGCGAAGTCCCATTCCTGCCCCAGTGTTAGCAGTTGGCCATCGAGTTTGATTCCGTGACTGCCGAGTATTTCGATTGGCAGCACCTTCGTTATTTGCACCTCGCGCAAGACGCGCTGCTTGCTGCGATACGGCAAGCCAGTCCACGTCCGAGCACTCATCATGTCTCCCGGTTTTGGCAGGCGCTTTGGTGTCGGGCGCACCGTTTGCAGCTTTGCTCCATGCTCGACGAGCGCCGCGAACTGCGGTTTGAACATGCGCACGAAATTGGCAGAACCCGTCCTTGCAGAGAACCCGGCCATCGCGTCTTGGTTGGCAATCGTAGCGTTCATGTGGCCGGGTCTCTGAAGTCTGCGTTCTGCCGCCAGAGCACGCCTTGCGCGAGTTGCGACACGGCTATCCGGCAGTAGGCTTCATTTACCTCGATTCCGATTGCGCGCCGCCCGAGGTCTTTGGCAGCGCGTAGAGTTGTCCCGCTACCCGCGAAAGGGTCTATCACGGTTTCACCGGGACGTGAGCACAGGGCGACGAGCCACGTCATCCATTTGATTGGCTTCGGACACGGATGGCCGTTCTTTTCGGCTGCGTCTGAGCTTTGGATTGTCGTCGCCTTTGAGCCGAGATGCAGGTCGGGCGCTTTGCCGTAGAACAGCACGGGCGCGAGATTTTGGAAGCCCCAAGGCATCCGGCCACATCCAGCCGGCAGATACACACCGCCGAGCGCAGACGGAGCAGGTAGCATCCAGAGATTCGGCACGACCCCGAAGATTGCGGCTCGGTTGTGCATTTTGATTCCAGTCTCGAGGACGGGGACGATTTGCGCCCGATAGTTTTCCGGTGAGTCGTCGTATTCGGTGTAGCTCTGTTTCACCAGGTAGCCCGGACGCTTTTCGTTTGCGCCATCGTGCTTGCCGAGATTCACGCCGTAGGGCGGGTCGGTTATCATCACGTCGGCTTTTAGCAGCGGCAGAAGTTCGCGGGCGTCACCGTGATACAGCGTGATTCCATCTTCGTCATAGTATGGTTTCGGGCTGGACGGCAGAACCGCCGGATGCAGCGAATGAGCGCCCCGCACGTCGGTTGCAATTTGGATGGTTTCAGTGGCGCTCATCGCTGATCCGGGACGTTAGCCAGCCTGAGTAACACGTCAGCATGACACCGATCATTCAGATTGCACCAGCAGGCCAGATTCTTGCCGCGCATCACCTCGAAGTGATTCGCGGACAGTTGCGACAGTTCAGCCTCGAACTCTGCCACGGCTTCTTCGCGGGTGTGCGTCACTCCACACACTGGACACATTCCGATGTGGTGCGGGTTGCCATAGCGCGACGGTCTTGCGCTCGCGCCCGGTCGCCGGGTCGCTGAGCTTGATTCGTTAGCCTGCGTATCCATGCTGAGAAAATTTGTCAGGGAGTTTGCTTACTCGTTTGCGGTTGTTCCCATGCCTTTGGCAGTATCCAAGTAGTTCACGCTTCTTTGTGGCTATGAAGGAGCATCCACATTGTTCATACTCTTCGAGGTAGCACCAACGCAGGCTAACACTGCGCTTCAGGCGACGGCCACGCGCTGGGCTGTTGATTGATTTCTTCCGCATAGATTATTTTTAGGTTACTCAGGTCGTTAGGGGCTTGCGGTGCAGGTATCACTTTCCAGCTGTAGTTTTCCACCACGCGATCTTGGTGACGGAAACTGCCGTTCGTGCCCCACGCAGCCACGATTACTTGCGCTGGGCGGTTGAGAGTCGCACGCTTCGGCGGGCATCGCGGGTTGCTGCGAGGTTGTTGTCATTTTGACGCGGGGCGGCGGATGTCTGCGTTAGGCGCCTTGGCATCCATTGCCTCGGTGGCTTTATTGAAGGCGTCGAGCATGAGGTTGTATTCCGACAATTCTTTTCGGAAGCGCGGGATGTCACCAGCGTTCAGGCATTTGTTTACCTGCCAGAATTTTTCTCCGCATTGTCGCCACGACGGCGCCGAACCAGTCGCTGAACCCGCAACTGGAGGCTCGTCCTCCCACTTTGTCACGGGTTGAGTCGGTTCGTCCGTTCCTGGCTGTAGTCTGTTGTCTATCATTCGACGCCTCCAGTGGGGTTAGCTCCGGCTTTAGGGCGACTATTCATCGTCCCCGTATCTTTCTTCCCATTCCTCGTGACAGTCGCAGTCGCATCTCCATCCGAAGGCCGTATGCACACTCCCGCCATTTCTGAGGCGAGCGCACATGTATGCATCATGGTTCACGGGGCAGGCACACGAAGTCGCCCTAACCACTCCATGCAGCGAACCGTCGCTCCGCTCGGTTCGGGCGGCGTCAGGTTTAACTTGGTTATCGGTTTTGCTTTCCATATTTCGTGTCAGCGCCGGTCGCTGATGTCGGCGTAGCCCAACAGGCGGATTTCCCATCCTGTTTCGGTGCGCCCGAATTGCAGTAGCGCCCACGATTTCCCGCGGGTGATGAGTTTCATTTCTCGGATCGGCATGTGTTTGTCGCACCCAAAGCACCACGATTTTCCTTTGGCTTGGGATTCCTCGACGGACATCAGTAGTTCGTCTTGGTTTACGTCGCGATTCCGCATAGTTCCTTCCAACCAGTCACTTCAGCGAAGTCCCACCCACCGGCCGCTGCGGCATCTGCGCCACCCCCAGCCGCCCCTGCGTCGGCGAGATTGATGTTTCCTGGTTCGAGTGTTGCAGGTTCTTCACATACGTCTTGAAGTTCTCCGCAACCTGCGCGTCCTGCTGGAGCTGCTGCTGATACCGCTCGTTCTGGCCGATGATCTGCATGGCCATCTTGAGCTGCATCTCGGCCGTGGCATCCATCTCCACCATCGGTGGCGGATTTCCCGCCATGATTTCCATCACATCACTCGAAACTTTCTTGTACAGTGCCGCACTCGCCCCCGCCGAATTCTGGATGATCTCATCCATCAACGTGGGATCCGTCAAACTCCCAATGAGCTTGATCATCTTGCCAGTGTCCAGCAGCCCGCCCCGGTCGATCTGGAGCAGTTGCACCATCGTTTCCAGCGTGGCCTTGCGCCAGTCGTTGTCCAGCCCGCGCGGGTCATACGTCAGCGTCACGCGATGCCCCAGCACATCCGGCAACGTCAGCAACGGAAAATGTCCGATGATGTCCGACAGCTCGTACTCGTTCAGGTTCTGGTAACATAACACCACGAGCTGGGTGAAACATTGCCGCCAGGGCGCCAGCGCCCGCTTGCTCTTGCGCAACGCCCGGGGTTGCCAGCGCGCCGGATGAATTTCGTTATCTGGAAACGCAAACAACCGATGCGTACTCCGCTCCAGCCGTTCAATCGACGCCTCGCCCACGGCAGGATTGCCCCGCGCCGGCCCCAGGTCCTTCACCTCCGCGTTCGGCATCAGACTGTCAATCCGCCCGCCGGGCGCATTCCAGTCGCCCAGCTTCGTTCCGCCAAATCCCACAAACGCCCGGGGCGGGTTCACCTCCAGATGCGCCCGCGCCAGTCCGGCCTTTTGCAGATTCCGGATCGCCTGCGAGTTTCCCACCGTGATGTCCGGCACGCCGCGGGAATCGAACACGCCCGGACCCGTCACCTCGCGCCGCGCCAGGATGAACGGCGGACTCCGATGCGCAAAATCCAGCAGGTAATGATGGGCATAATCCGACTCCGCGGCCTCCGACCGGCCGCCATCCGGCTGCACATGCGGTGAAAACACCGTGCAATAAATCCCCGCCGCCTTCGTTTCCGGATCAAACTGCAAGACACTCGTCGTCCACACCTCGATGCTCATGTCTTCCCCCTGCAAATCCGCCGTGCTGGACTTCTCCCGCATCCGATCGCCCACCGCGGAATACTGCCCCGCCGTGCCGATCACCCGTTGCACCCATTCCTCATTCCAGTCATTGTCCACCGCGGTCGCCTCCAGGTCCGCCTGATACAACCGCTCGATAACCAGATGCAGCCGCGCCTGTTTAAGTTTGCCCTGCGAACCGCTGATAAAATAATTGTACCCCGGAATCAACGCGCGCAATGAAGGGCCTTTCTCCGCCAGTTGCCGGTCCAGAAACACCGCCGTGCCTTCCTTGCGCAAATCCCGCACGATCTGTTTCGCCCGACCCTTCGGCAGATACGCGAACAACTGTTGCACGGCATCAATTGCCTGCGGCTCAAGAGTGGGATCAAGGATGGCCGTGTACAGTGCCCTGGCCTCGTCCGGCCCGACCGCTTGCGCCGTCTGGACAATGAACGATTCCAGGTCCAGCGTCCTTTCCACCAGTTCGTAACGCTCGCGCCAGCCCGGGTTCAGTACCGCCACGCCGGTGTTCGCCTTCATTTGCGCCAGCAATTCCTCCACTTCATCAAGGTCATCCGCCAGGGCTTTCTCCACCCAACGTGCCACCGCCGTCAGTTCGGCGGATTGCGCCGAGGTCAACGGTGTGATGTGCGTACTCGAGACGCCCATCTGCGCCATGCCGCGCGCAGTCAGGTCAAGGTCCACCTCGTTTTCACAAATCTCGTCGGTCAATTGCGAATCCGGGTCGGGACAACCGTCATAGGGCCGCACAATCTTGGTTTTATCGCTCAAGTTGCGTTGCCAGAGCTGGCCGGAACCGTCCCGGCCCTCGCGCTGCTGATACCGCTCCTCCTCGGCGGTACGAATCCGGGCAAAACTGCACACCTGGTTGTTCTGGGCGCGTTCACACTCCGTAATCAACGCCGTCAGGTTCGGTTTCTCACTCGCATGAGCGAGCGGATCTGTCGTTGTATCATTCATGTTGTTCCTTTTCGGTTAAACCTGCGTAGCTGCTCTCGGCAGAGCGCGGTCATAGCCATGCTCCCCCTTGTTGATTCGCCGCGCCAGGCGTCTGGTCCACATACGGCAAGTCCCCGCTCACCGTGTAACGCAACGCATCAATGAAATCGCGAAACGGATTATCCTCATCCGCTTTGCCGAGGTCCGTGAGGGTGTAATTGAGCGCGCAACAGTTGAAATTTTCGCAACGGTCACTGATGAGCAATTCCGGCGTGTTCTCCGCCGTCAACCCGCCGTCGCGCCCCGCCTTGTCCTCGTCGTATTTCAGCAAGGCAATGATGATGTCGATGTCCAACGTCGAGGCCCGGCGGATCTTCGCCGGCAGAAACACCATCGGGTAACAATCCGGATGTTCTGCCGTGTGATCCTCAAGATAGAGATCAAACAGACTGCGCGTGCCCGTGGCCGTGCTTTCCTCCGTGGCAAACCCCCGCGGATCACCCCGCCGCTGAATCACACACGGATGCAGCGCGGCATTCTCCCCATTTTGGCCCCCGGCAGCTTGCCGGTATTGTTCCAACAACAAATCGCAAATCCCCCACTCCCGTTCCCGATCCCGCAAATATCGCTTGTACCAATTCGCCCCTGTTGCCCGATAGACATACTGACCCTCGCCGCGCTCGCCGTTGGCGTTCACCCACTCGCCCTCACGCACCCTCGGCGTTTCATCGAACAGGTATTTCAGTCCCTTCGGATACGTCCCACTCGGCGCGAACACCGCGAGCCATAACCCGGCGTGACTCCGCTGCGTTTCCGGGTCACTCCCGTAATACACTGTGGCCTTGCCCGTTTTCACCAGCGCATCCAGCGCCTCACGCGGTTCGCCGCGCACCACATGCGTTTCCGGATTGAAATTGCCCAGGGCCAGTTGTCCCACGCGCTCGATCCAGCCGAACATCTTCACCAACACGCGCCACTTCGGATCCCCCACACAACTGTCCATCATCGCCGGCATCCGCGGATTCCACTTGGCCCGGGGCTGGAACGGATTCCACACATTCCACATGAACACAATGCGCCAGTGCGGATTCAACGGTTGCATCAGGTACGGCATGTGGCCGGCCGGACACCCAATCCGCTTCAACAAATCCGTCTGATGCTCCCCCATCCGCAACTCCGGATAAACAATGTCCGGATCAACCCCGCCCGTAGCTGCGCTCGGCAGAGCGCGGCCAGCCTTGAGCCACGTCCACTGCATCGGCAGACACTGAATCAACCTTGCTCCCTCCAACGCCTGTCCCATCGCCTGGTCATACCCGTTCACACACGTCAAAAGATACACAATCTTGCCGCCGCGCTTCGCCACGCGACCCTGCAACGACTTCAACAACGCCTGCGGACAACCCTCGTCGATTATCACCAGGTCATAGTCCGGACCTTCAAACGATTTCGGCTCGCGAATATACTGCGCCACCGTCTTGAACCAGCATTGCCCCTTCCAGGGACGCGGCAGCACGAAATTCGATTCCGTGAATCCGTTCTTGTCCGAATAATTGATGCACTTGGCAAAACCGGGAGGTTTCTTCTGCGCCTCATTTGTCCCGCGCCACTCGCCGGGCAGTTGCGCATAAACCTTGTCCTGTTGGAACATCCGGCTCGCGTCATCGTCCTGCGCGATCATCAATACCTTAACCCGGTTATCCGGGGCGATATTCTCCCACGCCACCTTCCGCGTGAGCACCCGCATTACAAACGACGCCGCCCAGCGCGACTTGCCCGGATTATTGCCCCCCGGCACAAACGTCATGAGACTCCGCAACACATGCGCTTCCAACTCCGCCCAATGCGGCAATGGAAACTCGTGCTTGAACGGATCGCGTGCCGAGTCCGCAATGCGCTTCTCCCGCACGTCCCGATGTTGCAACACATCCTCCCAGGACCAACCCTCCGCCATCACCTGCCGCACCTGCGTTTCCGACAACGCACGGTATTCCGGATAACGATCCACCAGCGGATGACTCGTCCACTGAAGCGCCATAGCGGCTCTCGGCAGAGCGCGGCTGACTTCAATTGGCGCTTCGCAAATCACTTGGTTTCCTCCGTAGCTGCGCTCGGCAGAGCGCGGCTGACTTCCGCCATGGCTTTGAGCCTCTCAATAAACGCCGTCCGTTTCGGATCTTCCTGTTCCAGTTCAATTGCCCCAACCTCCTCGCCGCCGCCGGCCGCAATCATCTTCAAATTCTGATGATGCGTCAGCTTGATCCCCGCGCCGATGTGCAGGTCCTTGTAACTCGCACCATGCTTCTTCGTCTCCGCCAGCGCCAGGTCCGTCATCGCACTACTGGCCAGTACCTCCGCCATCTTCGCCGCCTCACACCCGATCTTCTGCCCTTCCTGACCCGCAATCGCCGCCACCGTGCGATGATTCATCTTCAGGATGTCGCAGATGTCCACCACCGGACACTGCCGCGCCAGCAGTTTAATGCACGCCTCGCGCCGCCACTCGATCTGCCGGGCATTCTCCGCCGTGTACCGCTTCTGCACCTCATCCGGGGTCAGACACATCGCCTCTTCAAACGGGATTTCATCAATCAACGCGAGCTGTTCCAGTTCCTGCGCCGCCGCCACCACGGCCTTGACCTGGTTGCTCAACTCCTTTCGTGCCGCATCAATCGCCGCCACCGGCACCGTAGCTGCGCCCGGCAGAGCGCGGCCATCTGGTTCACTCTGGACGTTATCAGTCATTTTTAGTGTCCCTTCGTGGCAGGTCCGCCACCGAGAATTCTTCCGTCACATGCGTCCACTGCATGCACCGCGAGTTTGGTCAACCGTCCCCAAGTGAACACTCCCGTCTCACTGGGCCGCTTGGCAATCACTCCCGCCGCGATCAACTGCCCGATCTTATCCGCCGCCAGGTCGAACGGTTCAGTGGTGAACATATCCGCCTGTCGCGTGTCCATGCGCGGAATGAACAATAACTCAATGTCGCCCACGCGCTTTTTGTCGCGCCGCAACGAGCCGGCAATTTCGATCCGTTCACATGCCGGGGTAAGCAGCGAGATTAACTCCATCGCCACCAGCATGGCCTCGTCTCGATGAAATTTGGTTTTCATGACAAACCCCACCGCACCAAACTCACGCCTTCCTTTCGCCCCCGGCGCGCCTTCGCCGCTTGCAAGTGCTTTAGAAAATCCTGGCGCTCTGCAATCTCCTGAACCACCTCGGCAATCAAGTTATCCAATTCCGTGGCTCCAGTCTTCAGACCCCGGCCATTATCCGCACCGCGTTTCTTGGATGTTCGTTTCATAATTGATTTCGGAATAGGCGACGGTTCGGAATCCTTCCGCCTCGAAAGCGAGGCTGAATCCGCCGATGCCGGAGAAGAGGTCAACGTGGATGGGTTCGTTTTCATTCACGGGTTAATAGTCCGAGGTATCCAGTTTACGATCTTCTGCCAGCCGCTCGCCCGACGCCGGAGCTTTGTGTCCGTGCGTCTTCATCCAGTCGTTCCAATCCTCGAACTGCGTGCAGTTCTTGTGAAACAACAACTGGCAATCCCCGGTCATGCCATATCGGTTCTTCTCCACCAGCAGATTGATCCGACGCCGCTTCACCCAGTCATTGCCGTACGTGTTCGTCAGCAATTCATCGCACTCTTCCTCCGCCGCCTTGTTCAACTTGGGCGAATACAGGAACATCACCAGGTCCGCGTCCTGTTCGATGGCCCCGCAGTCCTTCAAATCCGACAAACGCGGCGTGCGGTTCGGCTCCTTCTCGTAATCGCGATTCATCTGGGCCAGCACGATGAACGGCACGTTCAACAACTTGGAAATGCTCTGAAGCATCCCGCTGATGTAACCCAGTTCCTGCACCCGCTCGTTTTTGTAATTCTTCGTCGAGTGCAAAAGCTGGATATAATCCACGATGAACAGCCGGATGCCATACTGCCGGTGCATCCGCCGGGCCTTGGCGCACAATTCTTCGATGGACATGCGCGGCGTGTCGTCGATGTAGATTTCTGCCTTGGCCATTTCCCCCGAGGCCCGGGCCAGCTTGTCGAAGTCCTCCTTGATCGCAAATCCATTGCGCCAGCGTTGCTTGTCGCCCTTGGCCCTTTGCCACACCATGCGGTCCACCAGCGCCAGCATTGCCATTTCCAGCGAGAAAATTGCCACCGGCGCCGTGTGATGCCTGAGGTTGCGACGATTCCCATCCGCATCAACCACCCGTTGTCCCTTCTCGTCCAGTTCCGGCTCGAACCAGTCGCAATCCAGCGCCACATGCGACGCGATCTGACACGCGAGCGCAGTTTTTCCAATACCCGGCCGGGCCGACAACACCAACAGGTTGCCGTTCTTCTGACCGATGCCACACAGCATCTTGTCTACGTAGGAAATCCCGATTGGCAACCCCCGCACCTGCGCGTGACCCCGATGATAGTCCTCGATGTCGTCAATCACTTCCGGCAGACAGAATTTCAGCCGGCGCTCCGTCTGCACGATGCTTTCCTCGGCGAGTTTGCCCATCCGCTCCTGCACTTCAGCCAGAATCCCGTCCACCGAACCTTCATGACCGTCAATTTTCAACGCCCCTTCCGTGAGCGCCGCCAACACCGAACGCAACAGCCATTTCTCACGCACGATGTCCAGGTAGTAACTGAGATTTGCCGCCGACGGCGTGTTTTTTTCGAGTTCGTTCAGATACGGAATGCCACCGATCCCCTCCAAATTGCCTGTCTCCTTCAAGCGTTCTTGCAGAATGATGATGTCGATCGATGTCTCCGCCGGCAACGTGAGGAACAGCCGTTCCAGGTTGTGGAAAATGGTCTGGTGGCGTAGGTCGTAAAACCATTCCGCTTTCACGCCAATCTCGTGGCAATGCAACAGGCATTCCGTAGGCGAAAGCAGAATGCAACCGATCACTCCCTGCTCGGCTTCCTGGGCGTGCGGCGGCAAACGATCCGCCGTCGTAGCTACTCTCGGCGGAGAGTGGTGATTGGCTCTATTCATGGGCTTAAAATTCCCCCGCCGCCTGTTTTTTTTGCAGCGCCTCCAATTCGGCGCGCTTTTTTTTCAAATCCTCCCGCTGCTCCACCGTCCGCCCCTCCCGGGCCACAGCTTCGAGGCGCGTAACTTGATCGCGCAACGCCGCATATTGCGTCCGGCTTTCTATCGCCCCGTTGGATTCCAACCCCTCTTCTCCGTAAGGAACCGTGGTCTTGGTCGGGGTCGAAGACGAGGACGGGGAAGACAACCTTTGACGGGTTTGGACATCTTTTGACAACTTTTGCCAAAGTTGGACATCTTGTTCCGGGGAAGGATAGCGTGATCCGGGATATTTCCCGTTTTGAAACTTCAAACGCTCGGTCCAGCGATGCAAAAGCAGGTATTCCGTCCCAGCCACCATGTAACGCGCCAGGCAGGGATCGTCCGACTCGTTCAATCGCGCGTTCTCCAGCTCGCCCAGCAGGGCCTGGACGGCCTCGTCTTTGAACAGACGCCCCCGGTGATCGCCGTAAGGGAATGCGGCCCGCCCCACCAACAGCGGATGCGCGTCGAACCTGGAATAATCGTCCACCAGACTGAGGAGCTTGTAGTAGAGGAGCTGCGCCCAGGGCGAACAGCGCGCGAGGCGAAGACTCGTCAAGATACCAGGTTTCAAAAATCGTTGTGGCATGGTTCATTGCTTGGCTGCGCGCGTTTTTTTGAAATTAACCAGAAGAGTCGTGCCCCGATCGGTTGGTGAACCGAAGGATGAGCCTTTGTAGGAGAATCCCCGTTCGTGCTGACGCATCGTGATTCCTACACCCCCACCGCCAGGCAGACCCCCCCCCCCACCGCCTCCCATCCCCCCCCCTAACCACATCAAAAACTAACGCCAAAAACCCAACTAGCCCACCCACAATGAGTTGCTCAGTTGTAATCCCT